GCCCGTGGGGCCCGGCGATCGCTTCGACGAGCTCGCGCCAGTGCAGGACGCCGATCATGGATTGTTGTCCGCGATATCCGGAGCGATGCGCAGCACGTAGCCCTCGCGATCGTTGGGGAAGGTGATGCGTTCGCCGGCGGCGTCGAGCACCTCGATCTCGAAAACGTGCTCGACGACACCCCGCGCCAGCGGCTGATCGGGAGATGCGACAAGGGTGTTCCAATCGCCGGGCACCCAGTCGATCCGCACGCCGCCCGCGTCGAGCGGTGCGACGGCTGTGATCGCTTTCTGGAACACCGTTCCACCCGAAAGGTGCACGTTCATCCAGACGCCCTGATTGCCGGTCAGATCGTAGGGCGTAGGCGTCTCGTCCGGCTCGTGTGGATTGTTCAGAGTCATTACACCGCTCGGGCGCGTGTCGTTCCGCTTCACCTTCAGGACAGTCGACATTTACTGGAGCTCCGTTTCGGAATCGTCGATGGTGATGGAAGTCGCTGAGGCAGCGATGACGATCGAGGTTGCGCTCGGATCGATCAGGATGGAGGTATGCTCGCCAAGGCCGGCCGTCACTAACGTGACACCAACCAGCGGTGGAAACAGTTGGACCCCCGACGCGATCGTGCCGCCGACGACCGGAACAGAGCCGGGTGTAACCGCTGGGGCGTAGAGCGCGGCGCTTGTCGAGACGTGCCCGCCGACAACGCCGACCGGCCCCGGCGTAACGCTCGGTGCGGCCAGCGACGAACCGGGAGTAACCGTGCCGCCAACGACCGCGACCGGGCCGGTCGCCACACTCGGAGCAAATAACGCCGTGCCCGCGGCGATCGTCGGCCCCGTGACGGACACCGCTCCGACAGCAACCGCCGGCGGGAAAAGCTGCGCCGTGCTCGATACGTGGCCGCCGACGACAGTGCCTCCGAGACTGACACTCGGCGGGAACAGGCTGCTCGTCGCCGCAATCGTTCCGCCGGTTACCGCCACGGCACCGACGGCCACACTCGGCGGGAAGGTCTGAGCGGTCGTCGAGACGTGTCCGCCCACAACCGAGACCGGCTGCGGTATCACCGTCGGGGCGAAAAGCGCCGCACCGGCAGCGACAGTGCCGCCGGTCACGGACACGGGGCCCGGGCTCACGCTGGGGGCAAACAAGGCCAACGTGCTCGACACATGCCCCCCGGTGATGGCTTGCGCGCCCTGACTGACGGTCGGCGGAAACAGGGTGACCGTCGACGCGATCGTGCCACCCGTTACCCCAACAGCACCCACCGCTACACTCGGCGCAAAGAGCGTCGAGCCGCTGCCGATGGTTCCGCCGGTGACGGCAAGGCCCGCCGGCTCGAACATGATCGTGCGGGCGGACCAGTCCTTGTTGACCGAGCCCATCGAGAACGCGCCGGGGTTCTCCAGCTCGGCATCGTCGGTTGTCTTGATCAGGTGCGCGACGCCGCCCCCTGATCCGTTCCCGGCCCCTCCGGTCTCGGTGTGGATGACCGTGCTGTACCCGGATGGTTCCGTGTAGCTGCCGCTTCCGCCGAACGCGACCGCGTAGCAGGCGGCGTAGTACCGCTCCGCGGTCCCGCTGGGGGAGTCGCTGTTGGGCGGGTTCGGTGCGTTGCTGGTCCCCACCGCCTCATTCGCCGCGACCGGGGCGGTGCCGGTGTCGTGTCCAGAGATGGCCCCGCCGAGGGCGCAGGTGCGCTCGCTGTTGGACGGGGTGAATACCGGATCGGATTCGGCCGCGCCGATGTCCTTGAAGAAGGCCGCGTGCCCGTTGTTGTCGTATAATTCCGTCCACGTGCCGCCGCCCTCAGACCAGGTGGTCGTCGGGGAGGTGGCGGACAGGATGATCCAAACACGCTGCCCGCTCGCGGCCGCTGCGTCCAGGGCAACAGTGATGTCGCCGCTGTTCGAGTTGACCGGCGTGATGTCCCACTCGTGGACGATTGCCACAGATCACCTACTGCGCGTCGACGTTCTCGAACTTGCCGGTGACTTCATCGAACTTGGCAACAAGGGTGTCGCTGCCGTCCTCGTCCGCGAACGTCAGCGTTCCCTTCACGCCGCTCGACGGCGGAACGGGATCTTGGCGCGTATACGCAACGCCCGCGTCCACCAAGAATTGCTCAAAGGTATCGATATCCATCTTTACCGCTCCTTGTGGGGCCCCCGACAGATACACGTCTGCGTAACGACCCTCTAGTTGAGGCTCGGTGTCGAGCCTGCGGAAGTTGGACGACCAGGCGCACACCTTGCCGTCATAGCTGGGGCTGATCTTGCACTTCGCCCAATAGCCGAACTGTGGGACGAACTGGCTGGAGCGGTGATGCAAAAGCCGCTGCGGCGGCTCGGAACCGTCGATCTTGAACCGCATGAGCTCCGCGTAATACGGCTTCCATCCGTGCGCCGGATCGCCGTCGCGGGCTCCCGGCTGGCACGAGTACCAGACGTAGTCGTCCACCGGCGTCGAGTGCCCGGCGAGATAGCTCTCCCAATTCGCGCAGCCGAGCTGATCCGGGTTGTTGAACCAGCCCATCTGAACGATGCGCTCCGGGTCGCCGCCGTCCGCAGGGAAGCGCCAAACGTGGTTGTCGCCATTGGCCCCGCCCGTCGCTTGCATGACCTTCCAGCCGCGGCCGGCCCGGTCAACCGTCACCGTGTTATGTCCGCCGACCGGTAACACGTCCTCCCAGGAGAACACGCGGCGCGGCGTCGGCTCCGTCGTCCACGTCTCGGACCACGGGGGTTTGGAATTGATCGAATGCGCGACGTTGACCTGCGCCCACCAGTAGCGCCCGCACGGGCTGATATTCGCATCGAATACCGCGCCGGGGAAAAACGGCGGCGCATGGGTGTCGAACGTCGAGACGACCTGTCCCGTGTGCGTGTCGAGCATGTAGCAGACGCCCGCGTCCCCGTGCGGCGCGTGGTCGCTACATGAGACGTACCGGCCATCGAAGGTGACGTAGTCCTTGCCCGCGCTCATCTGCGCGGTCAACGCCGAGTAGTCCGCAACGATGTCGACCTTGCCCGTCGAGATATGGAAGCGGCGCAAGCTCGGCTGGTTTACGGGGCCGATGAAGATGAAGTCGTCGGCGTTCGCCGGGTCCGCCCAGATGCCGGAGCCGGATGAGCCGTTCGGGCAGAAACGGATCTCCCCGGTGGCCAGGTTGATGATGCGCTCGGACCCCACGGTGGTCGTGAACCGAAGCCACTGGTTATCCGCCGTGATCGCGCAATTGTTGATGTACTCGATCGCAGCGGACGGCAGCCCATCGGCTACGCAATCCGTGATCCGCTTGTAGCGTTCGCCGAAGATCGGATCGACGGCCCACTGACCTCTCGCCGGCGGGAAGGGATTGCCGTAGCCGTTCAGCCAGTTTTGCGGCGGGTAGATGCCGTCGTCGGTGATCATACGAGCACCTGGTTCAAGTCGGCCGTGCCGTAGCTCACGTCCTATCCTCCCAGTCGCCCGTCAAGCACTACGAGTTGCTGTCGTGGTTGTCCGTCCTGGAGATCGCCGGCAAGGATCTTCACCGTGACGCCACCGATCGCGAGTGGCCCCCAGCCTTGTGACACGAAACTGGCGAAGTCCTTGCGAACGGATGTAGCCACGCCCGGATCGTGCGCGTCGACGCCTTCGACCCGCGCCTCGATGATGTAGGCACCGACCGCATCGAGCGAAACCTTCGCCTGACCCACAGACCCGAACTTGCACCGCAGCCAGCTTGCGGTGTTTTCCCGAACATCCTTCATGGGGACGACGCGACCGCCAACGACACGGAACGTCCAATGCGACCAGAGCTGATGGTCGCTGTTCGGGTCGATCGCGCCCCAGGGCTTGTTCATTGCGTCTGCCCGTAGGTGCCGGCCTTCTCCATCGCGAGCACGGCGCCCTCACGGGTATAGAAGTGCATCGGCAGCCGGTGCTTTTCCGTCGTGCGGTGTTCCGGATCTCGCCAGCATTCCTCACAGACCGCGTGCGCCGAATGCTGGCTGCTCCCCAGGTCGGTGAACAGCTTCGCCTGCGGGTAGTCGGCGTCCTTGCTCTTGTGCATCACGCCGATGTAGGGGTGCTCGTCCGCCTTCGCGCCACATCCTGCGCAAACTTCCTTGTGCTTTGCCATCGGTTTCCTTCCCTCCCTAGAGTGCGAACCAGCCGGAAACGTTGACAGTCCCGGTGATGTCGCCGCCGTTGGGCGTGACCGGCATTCCCGTCATGCCCGTGTCGTAGAACGCAACGGGCAAATCGTTGGTTATGGTGTCGTCCCACAGGATCATGTCTTCCGCGGGGTCTCCGGTGACGGCCGACCAGGTCCAGTCGGCCGTATCGAAAACGCCGCTCACGATCGTCGGCGAGCCGAGCTGCGCGGATTCGGCGACGATGGCTGCAGCAGGCACGTCGCGCGCGCCGCCCGAGTACTCGTCATGCGCAGCGCTGAACGTGTAGTCGGCCCCGTCGATCAGGCTGATCTTGATGACGTTGCCGCCACTCTGGAAAGCGAGCGCAACCCCGCCGTCCAGCAGGCCTTGCTTAAATGGGTCGTAAAGGGTGTTGGCCATCTGCCTTCTCCTGGCGTTGTGACGCGGTTTCGTTAGCGTCCCTTGCTGTCGATGAATGCTTCCCCGCCGATGAACAGACCGGCGAGCGTGACGATCGAAGCCAGTGTCTCGGGCGAGAGCTTCACGCCGTTGACGTCGGCGAGCACCAACGAGGCCGAGCCGACGACGGCGACGAGAAACTTGCGGCTCGCCCATCGGTTCACGGGCTTGGCGACCTTCTCGTCGGCCAGCTTCTCGACCTTGTGCGAGAGGCCCAGCACCACGTCTCTCAAATCGGGTTGGTCGCTCATCGGGTCTTGTCTCCTTTGCCACCGTTGCCGAACTTGTCGAGGGCTTCCTGCGGGTCGAGTCCTTTGGCTGACGCTACGTGCGCGATCGTGTTGCGTTCGACGGAAAGCGCCAGGTCAGCGATCCGTGCGCTGAAGGTAGTGACCATCGCATCAATCGCACCCCGCAGCAGGTCGGAGTCTTGGCGGTGGTATTCCCTCGAACGCTCGAGCGCGCCGACGAACGCTTCGGCCGTCTCCCTTCGCTGCTTGGCCCGCTCCCGCTCCGTCTCGAAGTACATCGGGATGAGTTTGGTCAGCGACCAGATGAATCCGAGCGAGAGCAAACCGAAGGCACCGAGCTGGATGACCGGCAGTAGCGCGTCAGGGATCGTTTGCATGGGTTCCTATGGATCGAGGATGAAAGTTTCGCCGTCTTCGCAAAGACAGACGGTCTTACCGGACAGTCGGCAGCCACCGTGCGAACCGCACAGGTCCTCGCACTCCTGACTGCACCCGCCGTCTCGATGGGAACGTAGCGTCCCCGCTTCGTACTCGTCGGCGATCCGCTTGAGTACCTCGCGCCCCTTCTTACCGACCTTCACCCTCTTCCGCTCCATCACAGCCCTCCTCGTCGGGTAGGTACTTGCATCTGTGCCTCAACATGACCGCCCGAATTTCGTTCTCTGGAAGTCCCTCGGCCCTCATCAAGCTCTCCAGTTCGGCGGCCGTTTCCTCGACCTGCGCTGGCGTTGCCTGACCCGGCGCAAGGCCGACCCGGTGCGCATCTCCGTTGCTCACGCACAGTGCACCCACCACGAGCGCCGCAAAAAACAGCGCCCAGGAGATGACCAGCGCGTGGCTGTCGTTCGACTCTTGACCCATGCCTCTCGGCCTTTCCGGTCCCCACCATCAGGCTCAGTCCCACCCCGCATTCTCTTTGGCCCGTTCCAGCATCACGGCTTCGGTATGCGGATGTTTCGCCCACCCCGGATAAATGCCGTCGTCCTCTGCCACCATCAGCCCGTTCCATAGCTTCCGGGCGTGCGCCTGACACCACTCCTGGGCGGCCACGCCGGTGACCGGAGGATCGTCGGTGACCTCGGCAAACCAGACCGTCCCTAAGGCGATGTCCCCGTCCGTGTTCCGCACAAGAACCGCAGACGACGGCCCCCGGCGCCCGTGAACGTAGTTGACGACGAACGCTTCCATCAGACCTCCAGGTTGTCCCATTGCCCGTCGCTGAGGCCCGAGCCCATGTTTTGGTATTCGTCGACCACCTGTTCGTCGAAGTGGCGCCCGACGACAGCGTTGTCGTCGATGCGTGACCGCTGGACTGGATCCGTCGTGCTGATCTTGGCGTTGCCCACGGCCTCCGACGCGATGCTGCTGGTGGTTATTTGATTTGATCCGTTGACGGCGGTGACCTTCTTGAAGCTGCTACCGTCTGGTACTCCATCGAAGTCGTTCTTCGTCGCCAGCGCTCCCTGACCGGCGATCGTCGCCGCCTGGTGCGCCGAGGTCACGTCCGCACCGGACTCTGCCGCAAACTTCTTGGTTGCCGACTCCGTGATGGCATCGGTGCTGTCCGCGCTCTTGTCAAACACGTTCGCAACCGCCAGATCGCCGCCAGCCTTCCGTAGCACGTTCGGCCGCCGGCTCGCGTCGGTGTAGCTCGGGTGGATGAACCCGAGCGTCGCGCTCTCCGTGACCTTCCCCGCCGCGATGTCGTTGACCATCCCGTCGGTGATCTGCGGCGACAGCCACACCTCGTACAGCGCCGGCATCCCCAGCACGTCGATCTGCGAGTCGAGCTCGGACTGCCCCCAGTACAGCGCGTCCATGATCGAGTCCGTCACCGGAGAACCGATCGAGCCGCCCCAGAAAGCGACGATGCAGCGGGCGCCGTCGGCGTTGCCGGTGATCGTGAAGTCGACGCTCTTGGTCTCGTTGTCGATCTCCCAGCGGCCGGGATCGCCGGACAGCGTCGAGAAAATCTCCACCCTGTTGGTACCGGAATCGTTGATGCCGACGTCCTCGCCGGCGTCCGTGCCGTTGAGCGCGCGTACCACCGTCAGGGCGTTGCGCGACATCAGCAACAGAGCAAACGCCTGGTTGACGATTCCGGGGTTGTACGTGGACTGGAGCCCGAGGCGCACGATTCCGCTGCCGGCGTTGTAGCGGATCTGCCCGATGTATTCGTCCGTTCCCGCCGTGACCAGCGTGTCCGGGTTGGAAACCAGGCCCCTGTGGATGACGCGCTTCTCGACGTCCCAAAACGAGCCGATGCGAGCGACGGATCTCATGGCGGCGGCACGCTCTCCCCCCGGAACCTGATCGACGCCAGGATCTCGTCGTTCGTGTACCTGACGGTAGTCCGCCACTCCCCGGGCGCTTCCTCCGTCCACGACAGTCCGGCGATCCTGACCGGCACGTCCCGAAGCCCCCGGTCGAGGTCGATCACCAGCGTGTTCTCACCGATCTGCAGCCGGTCATAGTCGCTGTCGATGGACCCGGTGATCAGCGGATCTTTGCGGGCGGCGAGGATCCGATTGATGGCGTTCTGCACAAGCGTCGCCTGATCAACGCTGTAGGACAGCGCGCTCTCCCGGAGGTGGTATTGGGCCTGCGATGCAGCGTCCTGAGCGATCCGCGCCTTGAAGTTGCCCGTGCCGGTTCCCTTGATCCAGTTGATGATGGCGCCGCGGTCCCAGGCGAAGTCGTGGCTGTGCCAGTGGCCCGGGGATTCACGGTCGATCTCGTGCGGGGATTGCAATGTGTCCGGGTTGCGCATGTGCAGCACCTTGTCGTAGGTGCTCCAGACCATCATCCCGCCCTGGTTCGCCGCGTAGTCGACCACCTCGTTCATGGGCGCATCGTTGAAGATTTTGCCGTCGACGACCTCGCCCTGGTCCGCCTGCAGCGTCCAGCCGGCCGCGGTGAGGCCCGAGGCGCCCAGCGCCCAGGACACGACCTGGTCCGCGCGGTTGCCCGGGCCCAACGTGCCGTTCAGCAGCTTGCGTGCGAGCTCGTGGCGCTGGTCGGCAACAGTGATCGTCCAGATGCTGACCCTCGCCGGCTCGAGCGTCTCCTGCTTGATCTGCGTGATCTTGCCGGCGAAGAACGTCTCTGTCCTATTGACCACCCCGTTCGCGTCCTGCCACGTGATGGTGAAGACCACGTCCGGGTCGTCGTCCGGCGGCCGTTCGTAGGACTGGAAGCTGTACGTCGAGGGCGAGCTACCAAGGTTGTCCTGCCGCGAGCCGGTGCCGTCGATGTAGTCGTAGGCGAGCCCGTCCATCGTCACGGCCACGTAGCCGCGCTCAGCCTTTACCGCCGAGCCGATGAGGCGCGACTTGTCGCGGACCTCGATCTCGTCGATATACACCGAACCGGAATCGCCAGCATTGCCACCAGCCCACTCGATCAGCCAGCGATCGGCGCGAAGCTGGTCGAACAGATCGATGCTGCCGACGGTCTCCTGGAGCACCTCGTCGATCCAGAGCTTCAGCGTTCCATCGGCCGCGACCGCCGAGCTGGCGCGGGTGATCTCGACCTCAACGACGTGGTCGCCGTCGGCCGTGATGGAGTACCAGTCGGTGGTTACCCCTACCGTGTCCCCGGTGAGGAACGCGCGCAGCTGGTAGCCACTATCGTCCTTGATCTCGATGCCATCGAGCGATGTTGTTCCGTTGCTCCAGGTGCGAAACACCCCGCGGGCATTCGTATCGGCCAGGCTCACATTGTTGGCGTTGAGATGGATCCGGAACCGCAGCACATCGGTGTTCCAGAAGTGCACGAAGTCCTCGCCCACGAACGGCCCCGCGGCGCCGGCGTCGAACTCAACGCCGCGCTTGGAGCCGGCGAGCGCCGCGGCGGTCTCTGCGCTGATCCTTCCGCCGCCGAGGCTTTGCAGCGACAGGTGCGAGAGTCCGCCGTCGAAGCTCTCTTTCGCCATCACCGTCGGGAGCCACACGAGGCCGATCGGGTTGCCATCGTTGTTGACGAACAGCTCGTCGAAGTACAGCGTCCCGGAATCGCCAGCGTTGTTGTTGGTGGCCCATTCAAGTCGGACCTCCGTCGGGCGCCCCAGATCCCAGATGTCGAGCCCGGTGTCGGTGTCCTCGAGCACGTCGTCGACCCAGAACTTCACATGACCATCGGAGGCCGTTGCCGATGAAGCCCTTTTAATCTCGAATTCGATGGTGTGAACGGCATCGGACAGCGAAACGAACGTGGTGTTCGTCCCGCCACCGCCGTCTTGCTGGTAGTTCAGGGCAATCGAGAAGCCGCCGGAATCCTGGAAGAACACCTGCGCGACGTTGCCGTCTGTCGCGTTCCAGACGCTCGCTATAACGCGCGTGACCGCGTCGGCGAGGGAGACGCTGTTCGGGTCGAAGGCGAAACGGCAACGGATCGTGCGCGTGGTCCAGATGATCACCTTTCGGAAGATCGCTGTGTCCGTGCCGCTTATGGGAATCGACCACCCCCACCGCGTTCCACCCATGGCCGCCGCGTTGGTGGCGCCCGGGTTGATGGTCCCCGTTGTATTGACGGCGTCCCACTCGCTGAGATCGCCGACTTCTGCCGTCAGATGTGCGATCCGGGGCATTACTCGAACGCCTCCGCGCGGTTCGCCGAGATGCCTTGCTCGACGTCGATCTGCAGGAGTGACTTCAGGAGCTTGGCCGTCCGGGAGTCGTTGGCGCCCTTGAAGCGAACGGTGACGGTCATGTTGCCGCCGATTCCGCGGGATAGGGGAACGACCGCCTCTGGACCCGACTCGCCGAGAAGCGCGAACGTCGGGCGTTGGACAATGCCGCCGCCGGCAAGGTGCGGAATCCGATCTTCCCGGCGGTGGCGAATCACATCGAAACCGTCGAACTTCAGATCGTCGAACGCATCTTGTATCTCCTTCGCGGCGCCAGTCATCGGATCCTTGACGTCCTTGGCCGCCTTATCGGCCTGGTCCTTAGCACGATCCCTGAACCGCTTGACGCTATCGGGCAGGTCGACGCCGAACACTTCCGCGATGCCGAGCAGGATGAGACGCATGTCGCCGAGAATGGTATTAATAGGCTCAGCCTCCGGGGGGATCGCGCCCAGCTCGCCAGCCTGATTGATGATCGCCTGCGTCGCATCGTCGAGCTTGAACCCGTACTGGGCCGCGATGTCTCGCAGCCCCGCGAGCAGCGGCCCCTGTACCCGAAGCGCGAGGTTGCCGCTTCCGAGGGACTCGGAGAGGTCGTCGAACCCCTGGACGGCGTTCCGCGCGAAGAGGTCGAACGTCTTCTGATCGAGCAGTCCTAGGTCGGACGTATTGCGCAGCATGTCATTGAGCGCGCCCTGACGATCGACAAGCTTCGCGACGCCCTCATCCGCGAGCTTTGAAGAGAGAGTCTGGAGGAACGCGAACTGCCCGCCGAGCCCAACGCCAGCTTCGTTGGCGGCATCCAGTGTCGGCTTGAACTTCTCCAGGATCTCCAAGATGCCCGCGCCCCCGGCTCTCATCTCGGCGGCTGTGCTGTTGAACTGGGACGACAGCAGCTTCGCCGCATCGCCGCCCAGCCCCTCCGTGAACGAGCTGGCGAAACGGTTCACCGCGTCCGCGTTGCTCGATAGCGCCGCGCCGAGCGCGTCGGCGATCCCCGCTATCTCGTCCTTCGACAAGCTCGCCATGCGGGCGAACTCTTCCGGAATCTTGACGCCCGCCTCTTTCGCCTTGTCGATCATGCGGGCGAACTCGTCGACGGCCGTACCACCGAGTTCATGCGCAGCCTTCTGCATAATTCCGAGGGAATCGGTCCCGAAGAACTCGGCAGCCTCGGCGCCGGTGATGAGCCCTTCCTTGAACCGCTGGATCGCCTCGTCTCCTTTGTTCATCGCGGACGAGAACTGCGAAGCCGTGGTGATTCCAGTAGCTTTTATGACGTCGTCGAAACCGACGATCGACGCGATCGTATCCGGCAACTCGCGCCCCGCCTTTGTCGCCTTGATGCTCAGTTCGGCGAGGCTGTCGAGGACAGATTTCGGAACCTTGAAAGCCCCGAAGATGTCGGTCTGCCGCTCCGTGCGCGCTTCCTTCGTGCTCTTCGTCAGGAGCTTGTAGAGCCCGAAACCTCCGAGCCCGACGCCCGCGGCGATCCCCGTGAGTGGGTTACTGAAGAGCCCCCCGAGAGCGCCGCCAAGCCCACCGAAGATCCCGCCGCCGGTCGCTGCAGTGCCGGCTCCCGGGAAGATCGAGGCGTATGCTGGCGCAGCCCCCGACCCCCACGCCGCAGCTCCGCCAGCAGCAGCTACCGGCGGCGCCGCAGCAGCAGCCCCTCCGCCGAAGAGGCCAGCCAGCGGCCCGCCTGCACCGAGCGCCCCGAGGACGTTTCCCGCGATCCCGCCGCCGGTGCCGCCGATGCTGCCCAGCAGGCCACCGATCCCGCCAAGCGAAGACTGGAAGGCGCTGAGCGGACCCTGCCCGTTGATCAACGAACCGAAAAACTTCACGACAGAGCCGATCAGGTTGTCGAGCCACTGCTTGCCGGTGCGGATCGTGTCGAAGACATCCAGGAGGGCGCTGTTCCAATCCACTGTCTGGCCCGCCGCCTTGCCGGTCTCTGCGGCCAGCAGCTTGAGTTGCTCTTTCACCTCCGGCGTCAGCACACCGAGCCGATCGAGCTCCTCCCATTGGCGCTGCACGATCTCGGCCATCTGCTTCGCCGGCACCTTGCCCGACTCCCACAGCATGTTCAGCTGGGCCATTTCTCGGCTCACGTCGGGCAGCCGAACGCCGTAGCGCTCCATGGCGCGGTCGAGGCTGTCGATGAGTTCAGGGGCACCAGCGGCTGGGCCAGTGACCATGCCTGCGAGCGCGTTGTCGAACTGCACCAGCCGCCAGAAGGCGACTCTCGTGTCACTAGCCAACTCCTCGATGAACGGAGCCAGCTTGCCAGCACCCAAATCGGTCAGCTGCTGCAACCGCGCCAGCGTCGGATCGAGGCCCTTATAGGCGAGGGCCTCCAGCGCCTTCTGACTGAGTTTGACCTTGTCGGCATGATCGCCGTGGAGCTTTGAGTCCCTCTCGAATTCGTCATAGGTCTGCTTCAATTCGTGTCGGACAGTCGTCGCCACCGGGCCCGTCTGGGCCAGCATGTCCAGGAATTCCTGCTGCCCCGCCGCGCTCAACTTGACGGCGTCTCCGTACCTTTCGACGAGCCCGAACACATACGCGAGCTCTCCCGGCAGCTTCAGAGCATCGGCGGCGACGAGGCCAAAGGCTTTCAGGACGGGCAGCTTCTCCTCGAGGCCAGCGAGCTTGTCGATGATCCTTGCGATAACGAGCGCTGCATCTGCCCCGCTTTCCGCTATCTCGACCAGGACGTCGGCGAAATCATCCCCAAACCCTTCGTTATCGGAGAACAGGCCCGCCATTGTCTGAAGGGCGGAGTTGAAGCGCGGGCTCTCGTTGATCCCGGTGAGGACTTTGTCGGTCCAGTTGCTGAGCATGACCGTGCCCCGCTGGACGTAGTCACCGAGTGTCAGCTGCGCCTCGCCGGCGCGGTTGGCGGTCTCGATGATCTTCTTCGTCGCTTCTTCGAGGAACGCCTGTTTCTTCTCGGCCTCACTGAGCTCGGACGCGGCCTTGCCAAGTTTCGCGGCGTAGCGGGCATAGGCGCCTTCCGCATCGACGATGACGCCAAGGTTGTCGAGCACGAGCTTGGACTGGCGACCGAGGCCGATCGACAGCGACTCCAGCGCATGGGTGGCCGTGATTCCCACCGCACGCCCCAGCTTCAGCGCCGCGCCGGAGAGGTTCGCCCATTGATCCTCGGACTGGACGATCCCCAACGTCAGGGCGGTGTTGGTCGACTGCATCAAATCCTGATCGGAGATGAGGCCCCGCATCGCCGGACGCAACTTCGTGATCATCACGTCGGCGTTGAGGCCCTGCGCCGCCGTCAGGTTTTTGAAGCCGGTCTGTAGTGATGCGACTTCCGAGGTCCGGTTGACCGCGTCGGAGATGGCCCGCCCCATCGCCGGCAGCGCCCTCGCCGCCAAGAACCCTGCGGCGGTACCGATCCCCGTCTTGAGGATGTCCGCGAAGCCGCCGGCGCCCTTGCCGGCCTTTTCCAACGACTGGTTCGCACGCGCGGCGAACTCATCGATGCGAGCGCCCTGCTCGTCGAGCGAGATGATGAACTTCGCGACGCGCTTGTCGTCAACCATGGCGCTCCCTCAGTGGGTGCGCTGGTCGCTCTTGAATCTGGCGAGCGCATCCTGACGCTCCCGCTGCCACAGTCGCGACGCGGACAGAAGAATCGGCAGGCGCCACCCGAGCTCCCGCGGGTCGATGGAGTTGACGACCAGGTGCTGGCCGAGCTGTGTGTGCAGCCAGGTCGTCGCGTTGCCCCACATGTCCACACTGATGGGATCGCCGAGCGTTTCCAGCAGCCAGAACGTGCCGACGTTGTCCAGATCGAGCGACCCTCCATAGTTGTCGAGTGGACATGGTCGCTCCGTCAGGGTTACGCAGGGCTCGCCGGCACCGCCGCGATGCCGGCAGAGGGTTTTTGGTGCTCCGGGTCTTCGATCGATGGGACGGCGGTCGCAGTCGATTCCGGGGCCGCCGCAGCTTGCTGCGCCTCGTCCGTAGCGCCAGTACCAGCGGACGGCCCCTGCGAGTTTCCCTCCAGTGCCCGAACACGCCCGGTCGCTGCCCCGAGAATCCGGAAGGCCGTGGGTACGTCGTGTTCGCACAAGTGGTCAATCCAGAGGTCTTGTGCGGTGACCCCATCGGAAATCTTGTGGTCAGCCGCGACAGGGCCGACGCCGTCGAACTCCACGAGCCCCTCGTCCCAGCGAATGAAACAGCTCTTGACCACCGAAGAGAGAGCCTCGACGAAATCGCACGTGTATTTGATATCGAAGCCTTCGAGGTCTTTGTCTTCCAGGTCCTCGACGGGCTTGCCCAGCTTCGCGGCGATGGCTTTCTTGCTATTCATGGCCAGCTCTTGCCATTGGTCTTGCAAGCGCTGCACCCGCGTAATCGCCCCCGGCTGCACCCATACGCCGAGGTTCTGTTCCTCGTCGAGAATCACGTGAAATCCACCGACGTCGACGCGGCCGTCCTTGCCGATCCGGTACTTCATGAGGTGCTCGCCTTCGTCTTGCCGCCCTTGCCCTTGCCGGCATCCGGCTCGGTCGCCGCCGTCGCCTTCGTCTTCGCCGCGGGCTTCGGCAGGGAATCCTTCGGGATCGGCTCGGTCTGCATTTCGCCCTTGTCGTCGTACATCGGATTGCCCGTCTGCGGGTCGATCCGTGCCTTGTGTCCGTCCTTCATGGGGTTCCTCCCTGGCCTACACGTAGGCCGTCGATTGCTCGTTGCGAACGATGACGTGCGGCACCACCTGGCTGTTCATGTCGTTGGGCGCCGTGTCCGTCTCGCCGGGGGTGAACGTCAGGGCCTGCGTGACAGCGCCGGGTCCGCCGACGTCGTCGGGGTTCTGTGCGATGCGAAGCGACGGCAGGAACAGGTTGATCTCGTTGTTCTGGCCCGCGTCGCCGTTCGTGAGCAGCGACCCGGAGAACTGGACCTTGCATCGCTTCGACGTCGGCGTGAGGTAGTCGGTCTCGTCCTGCAGGCTCTCCTCGAACGGCCGCGTGAACGAGAACTCGGTCATCACGAAGTTGTCCGGCACCGACTCACGGATCAGCTGCGACGCCGCACCGGCCACCGTCTTGTAGGCGCGTTCCCACGCGAACCTGAGTTGCTCTACGTGGATCTTCTCGCTGGCGCTGAAGGCGCCCCCGTCCTCATCGTCGAACCACACCGTCATGGCGTGGTAGGGGATTAGCTCGTAGGGATCGTCATAGGTCGCCGCAGCGATCGAGGCTGTCGTGTTCGTCGCGCCGGTGTTGATCAGGTTCTGCGCCGGGCCCGATACGGTGAATTGCAGCTGCCCGCCGATCGAGACGGTCAGCTCGATGCGCATGGGTTTGAAGCCGGGGAACTCCTTGACCGCGGAGACTCCGGCGAGCAGGCGCGCGAGCGTCGCGGAGTAGCCGACATTGCTGCCCTGGGGAACAAACAGATGGTCGCCGCCGACCGTCTGGACGGCGGCGTTTTGCACGATGCTCGTGGTGTCATCGCCGCACAGCAGGCCGAGCAGCAGCGGGAGAGACCCGGCGAAGAAAGCATCCTGCGTCCAGCCGGGCGTGAAGCGCTTCGTGCTCTGGACCGGCAGCTTGCGGAACGCCGAGCCACGGATGTTGCTGTCTTCGATGAACTCGACGTTCTTCCCGTCCTGCAAGGAAATGAACGGGAACGCCGTATCGGCGCCACCCTGTACCGCGGTGCCGTAGACGGTCTCCTTGACCAGCACCGCCTTGCCTTGATATCCGATCTCAGCGCTCATGCATCACCTCGTCTCACGGGGTTTCTTCCAAGTAGGTGTAGTCGATGTCCCATTCGATACGGGCGTACTCGTTGGGGTAGAAGATCTGCTCGGCCGTCTCCACCAGCACGAGGCGCGTATCGAGTGCCAAGCCCACGCCGGTGTCGGGATGCGTGCCGCGTCGCCGATCGACGGCCATCGCTTTGCGGGCATCGCGCAGGGCGCGCTCGAAGTCGTCGACCGTCGCGACCATGAAGTCGATGACCTTGAACGTGGACCCCATGAGCCCGTCGGATCCGGCAAACTTCGGCTCTTCGGGGCCAGCGATGATCTGATGAAGCGGCGACGCGGAGGGCGCGATCTCGTTGATGATCTCGTCCTCGATGTCGCGGGCGACGCGCGTTACCTCGACGACGTCGACCTCGTAGCCGTTCGCACGGGTGATCGCCTGCAATGTCGCAACCACGTCGTCCAGGATCAGGTCTCGGCTGCTGGGCGTGCCGGTCCATGGCATCAGCGCCTCCGCTTGCCGTAGCGCAACGCACGGAACAGCTCTTCGGGGAACTTCTCGCGGAACCGCACGAGCGCACGAGGGAATTCATCCTCCACGCCATTGGCAATCGATGCTCCGTAGAGGGGCCGCGTATTGAACCGCGCTTTCGTCAACCGCCTTGATGCCCGACGACGACCCTTGAACTCGGCGATAAACGCGCCACGGAATATTTTCGTGCGCCCACCGATCTTGGCCCTAACGCCGGCTCGCTTCAGATGGACCGCATGGAACTCCATCAAGTCGAGAGGCTGCCCGTCGACTTCAAATACAACGAACGGAACGCCGTCAGCCCCGATCTTGGGCGACCTGATGGTGATGCGATCCCGGACAGTCGTGGCCTTTACGCCAAGGTGCAGTCGAACCTCTTGAACGAGTGGCACGCGCCCTGACTTCGCGGCCCGGCTCATGGCAATCATCGTCGCGCGCTTCTGCCGCAACTCGTCGGCCAGTCCAAGCGGCCCTGTAGCATCGATCGTCAGGATGGCGCGGCTCATGCCTTCACCTCATTGACCAGCACGTGGATCTTGCCGGGCTCGACGGCGAGCTTCTGATCGGCTCGCCAGGTCTTGTCGTCTCCGCCGTGCGGCTCCGGGCCCTCAAACAGCGTGCCGCGGGGCACGTCAGGCAAGTCCTCGGTCATGACCCAGAACGATCGGCCAAGCTGGCGGTTCCGAGATCGGCCAAGCTGGCGGTTCCGATCGACGGATTCGAGGAATGCAGCATCCCAAACGACCTGGAGGCTATCGACGCTGGAACCATCCGGGAGCGTGGCGCACATCGGAGTGCCGAGGACCTGGAACGTCTGCCTGATCGCGACGTTGCGGACTGCGCTCAGATCCATAAGCCCTCCCGCGTCGCGCTACTTCTTCTTCTGGCGCTTTGTGGTTTTCTTCGTGGCCTTTGTGGCCTGTTCCGGTTTCGATGTCTTTGCCGCTGCGCCAGTCTCGACCGCCCATTCGTTGTCGATGAGCCAGGATCGCTTCGGCTCATCGACATCGGTCGGATAGGTGTCGCCCTCTCTGACACAGTGGTATTCACCATCGGAGACGTACTCGTTGAACCGCAGCGCCTTCAGTGCCATCCGATCCTCCGACCGCTACGACTACGTGACCGTCGGCGCTTGCTCGTTGATATGGACAGCGATCTCGAGGACGCCCGATCCGGCGGCCTCGTCGGCATAGCCGCAAAGGAAGTCGCCCGCGGCTGGCGTTGCCGCGTCATCGTCCACGGCCCCGGCGCTCACGTCCCACAGGACCTGTTCGCCTTGCGCGATGACCGCGGCCGACACCTTCGGGAGGTTCCAGACCCCCTCGATGCCGTAGTTGATCGTGTCGCCGCTAACGCCAGCGCTCAGAGCAACGCCGAGCAGTCCCGTGCCGACAACGTCGACGTCGTCGACAGCGACGGTGCCGGCCAGCACGACCGGGAGGGTTTCCCCTGGCCGAACGAATTTGGTAGACATCTCGTTTCTCCTTGTCGTGTTGTAGGGTTACTGGCCGGCGTTCGTGACTGCTCCGCGGAACTCGACGGCTGCCACACCGAAATCGTGGCGGACCTTCCATTCGACGCCGTCCGTCCGCCAGCCGTCCTTCATCTCCATGTAGGGCATCTGCTCGCCCTCGAGGAAAGCGACCTCGATGACGGGCATCGTCGCCGGGTCCGCGAACATGTAGCGGCGTGTGCCGGACAACCGCGGCGTATCGACGATATCGGCGAACAGCCCGACAACCTTGTTTGGGGTGTTCGTGACCTTGCCGGAGTCCACGTCGTACTGCGACTCATTGATGACCCGGGCCTGGCCACCCAAACCGATCGGAACCAACAGGACGGCCGGCCGGATATCGAGATACTCCTGGCTGTTCGGATCCTGCTGCGAGCCCAGAACCACGCGATCGGCTTCGATCGAAGCGACCGAGATCGCCGCGCCAGTGCCGAGATTGCTGTGGTTGGCGTCGAACAGCGGGTCGGTGTCGTTCATCGCCGGGCCCAGCCCCGAATTCTGACCGAGCAACGAGTAGACCGCCGATTCGATCGTGAGCGCGGCAGCGCGGCCAACCTGGGAAGCGACCCGGCTGAACACCCCCATGTCGTCGTTGATGATCGCCTGGCGAGACAACGCAAGGATGTTGCCGTAGGTCAGCGCCGAGATCGTCTCCTTCACCGCGTCGGGAATCGACTTATTGGTGAACTCCCCGGACTCGTAGATCTGGTCCAGGCTGGAGAAGTACCCGGTGCGGTAGCGGTTGTGAGTGCGGAAGTCGCTGACCGAGCCGACACCGCAGAACCGCCGCCAGGTGTCCGGCGCGATCATGTACGCCGCCTCGAGGATCTTGTGCATCGTGTTCTCGAGCGCGACGGCGTAATCGCTGGTGGTTTGCTGGCCCACCGCGTTGAAAAAGGCGCCGGCGACCTCCATGCGGGTGTGACCCTTGGATGCGCCCGGCTGCATCCGCTCGAGGTCGTCCCGCGCGAAGTCGTACAGCGACCGCCCGCGGAACTCGCGGCCATCCAGATCGAGATTCTGGAACCGCGGATCGTCGGGGGCCTTCTTCGCGGCTGCCTGGAGCAATCCGGTCACGCCTGCGCGGTTCCACAGCGCTGCGGAGATCCCGGCCACGCGCTTGTCGCTCGCGTCCTCGCCCGGGACGATGTCGACCGTCTGCCCCGGCTTCGGGCCGGTAGCATCCGACTTCTCGGCCAGCGCATCGAAGAACTTTTCCCGGGCGGCGTTTGCACTCAGACCCTCGTGCTCATCATCGCCGAGAGACTCAGCCATGATGGCATCGGCCTTGTCCTGATCGAGACCCGCGCGGACAGCCACGGCCGCGGCGGCCCTGATGGCATGGTTGCGAGCGCGCTCGGCCTTGCGTGCTTCAGCTTCGGCCTGCTTCTTCTCTGTGTCGGTCATCTTCCCCTCGCTAGGGTTGTCGACGGATGCGCGCGCACCCGGCTCATCGTCGGCCGTCGGTTCGTCCGGTTCGTCCGGTTCGTCGTCGGCAGAGTCGTCGTCCTCTTCGTCGTCGGTTTCGGCGAGCGCCATGACGCGATCGCGGTACTTCTCGGGAATCTCTGGAAGCTCTTCGAGCGCGTCGGCATCGAGAGATGCAGCGACCGCAACGGCGTCGGTAATCTCGGTAGCGAAGCCGCTCGCAACAGCCTCGTCCGCGTCCATCCATGTGGTCGCATCCATGAGATCCTGGATGGCTTTCGGCGCCAGGCTCGTGATCCACTGGTAGGTCGCGACGATCTGGTTGCGGACCTTGTCGAGCACGTCCGCCATCTCGCGCATCAGCGACGCGTCGCCAACCGCCATACCCCAGGGGTTGTGGATCATCATCAGGGCGTTGCGTGGCATGCGGACGGGATCGCCGGCGGACGTGATGATCGTCGCCGCAGATGCGGCCAGTGCCTCGACGTCGACCTCGACGTTGCGGCTGAACTCATCGCGCTGACGCTTCAGGGCGTTGGCGATGTGCACCGCGTCGAAGACGGACCCCCCGGGGGAGTCCACCAGGACGCGGATCGTCGTAACGGAATCGTCCAGGGCGTCGAGCTGCTCGATGACGTCCTTCGCCGAGACGGCGTCCTCGTCGAAGAAGAACCCGCCGCCGATCGGCCCGAAGATTCGCAGCTCGGCGGTCGTCTCGTCCGCCTGCGCGCGGAACTCGTACCACGGCTGTAGATTTTCAGCGTCGCGCTTCCGGAGCTTCCGCATGCAGCACGGATAGCATCGGAGTTACGGGAAGCGAAAGTGCGCCTGTTGCCGCTTGTTGCCGCTTGCCGTCTTAAGTAGTGATTTGTTGCCGCGTCGGCGGCGCGAATTCCGCCGCGACCGTCTCGTCAACTAGAATGCGGCCGGTCGGAAACTTGCGGGCCTCAAGGTCTCCGCGGCGGATTGCCCGGTAGACGGTTTCGACGTGCACGCCCCAGTAGTCCGCAACCTCGCAAGCAGAAAGCCAGCGGCGGCGATTCACTGCAACTCCGCCCCGTGTCCGTTGCCGTTGTACATCTTGATCGCCTCGTCGACGAGATCCTTCGGGAGCCCGGCCAGCATCTCCGCCATATTCGCCGCGGAACGGGTCGCCGTCTCGCTGCCCTGCAGCTGCCCCGCTTGCGTCATGTAGCGCGGATCGGAATCGAGCACCAGGCCCCGCGCGTCGGCTTCCTCGTTGTCGGCTGCGAGCTCGTCAATGATGTCGGCCGGGTTGTAGCCGTACTCACGCAAAATCTCGGAGCGCGTCGACAGGCCCGAGCGAATAAGACGATTCGCCGCCAGCCCTTCCCTCTCGGGGTCGACCGTCTTCAGCCCGGGCGCCGTCCACGTCGTCGTTCGCGGCGATTCCATTCCCATCAACGCAGCCGCCTGCATCGCCCACGTCCACGCAGGCGTCAGAAACTGCGGCTGAAGCATGCGCCACCGCCACCCCTGCACGCGCTCCCAGTGCTGGAGCCGTGAGCCGCGGCTCGCCGAAAACGGGAGCTGTCGGAAATCTCCCGTCATGCCCTCGTAGGTCGAGCCGACGCCAGCAGCGATCTCGCGAAGCGTGACGGTCGCGAGATCCGGGTATTCCCGAACCGTCGGCGGGTCAATCGTCGTCACGCTCTCCCCCGGCTTCAAGTGCTTGATCAGCCCAGGCGCGAGGCGGTCATAGCTGTCGTCGTCCTCGTCTGAATCGCCAAGGTAGTTTCCGGTGCCCGTCATGTCGGAGACGAACACGGACAAGCACGCGGCCACCAGCTGCTTCATGAGAGTGGCATCGGCCAGCTCGTCGAACTGGTTGATCCGCAGCAACACTGGGGCAAACCACGGGGCACCGCGAACCTGACCGGCTCTCTCGATGCGGAACACATGTGCGATCTCGCTCGCGGGCACCGGTGCCGATCGCGTCAGCAGAGAGGTCGCTCCCATGATCGTCGTCGAACCCGGATGCTCGCGAAACAGCCAATAGGCGCTGCGGCGTCCAATTGCATCGAACTCGACACCGCGTATAATCTTGCCGCCGTTGGATAATGCCCTATGCTGCGAGGTATCGATAAAGTCGGGCTCGAGCACCTGCAGCTGCATCGGCAGGGCGAGACCGTCAGATGGCCGGCGCCACCGGCGACGGATGAGGCATTCGCCAGACTCGACGATCGTGCGCATCACGAGGTGCTGCAGGCCGTAGAAGTCGCAGCGACCATCGGCATCGATGTCGGTGCTCTCTGCCCATCGCGTCCACGCCTCGTGCTTCACCGCCGGTTTGATGCCCCACCCGACGGTGTCGTCGATGATCGATTGAATCGCGGATTGGGCGTGGCCGTTGTTGCGCACGAGGTGGCGCGTCGAATCCCGGAGCCGCTGGAGCGAGAGCCCGGAGACCGCGTTGGCGTCGCCGCCTGGGCGCTTCCATCCGTGCGTGCGACGAGAGTCGCCGGCCGCGTCATAGTGGCTGTTGAGGATCTTTACCGCGATGCGCGCCTGCGTCCGGGACACCTGGCGGCGGGGGTCCAGCCAGCCGATAGCTCGGTCCAGGTGGCGTGGGTCGGCGAGATTCACGGCGAAGTCCACGATACGCTCGCGCCAGCTCATCATGTGTCCTTGCTGATGACGGCGTATCGATGCGACGGCGTGGCGCCGGCGTCCAGGTCGCTGTTCATCTCGGCGAGCAAGGACCGCATCTCGGCGAGGTCTTGAAACTCGGTATCGTGCCCGCCGAGCCGCAGGCGTCGCACGCCACTCGCGATAGCCTCTACCAAGCGGTCGCGATCTGATTGGGTCCACACCGACATTCGCCCACCCACCGCTACGGACCCCCATCCGATGCCGTCAGAATACTCATACCCTCAGCGCTTTCGCAACCAATCTTGTCGACGCGGAATGAATCCGTCGCTCGCGGGTGGCTTCTTCTGCTTTGGGGCCGGTGCGGAGATCCGCTCCGCAAGCGCATCGAGGTCAGGGTGCAGCAGCCGGAGCGCTGCGATGTTCAGCACGGCACAGTCGAGCATCTCGTTGCGCGCCCGCGTCTTCACCCAGCGGCTGACCGGAACGCCCTTCCTCCACCTGGTGATGAGGCGTTCTGCCGTGATCTGCGCGATGAGCTCCTCGTCCGCCCATTCCGAACCCGGGATGTGCACAAAGCCGTCCCAGGATTCGCCGTCCTCGGGAATCGGCTTCTTGAGCCGCGACATGAACAGCGCCTTCGCCGCGTCGACGCCGATGGTGTACAGCGGCATCTTGCGCCCGCCCATCGCGCGCTTGCGCGGCATCGACGGCGACCGAATGATCGGCAGGTTTCCATCGCGGCCGATGCTGCAGTACACGCGGCGCGCGGCCGCCCGGGCGCAGTAGTCGTAGACGGCGTCGGTGCGGTGACCGGCGGAGTCGATGAACGTAGCGGAGATCGGCAACCGAGCGCCGGATTCGTGCAGGTACTCATGGGCGAGCACCTGGTCGAGCATCTCCCACGGCTCTGGCCCCACGGGGTCACCCGGTAGCAGCTGACGATCGACCAGCCAGCTCTCCTCCCCGGGACCCCATCCGATCACCAGCAGCTCAAGGCGATCGTCCTGGGTATCGACTCCCATGGTCAGCAGGCACGCGCCGGCAGGAACGTCGCAATCGCCGTAGCTCTCGCGCCGCATGAGCAGAGGCTCGCCATCGACGCCTTCGCCGCCCTCGAGCTCGATCGGCTCGCCGAGCGTCGTGTTCTGCCACGTGTGCATCTCGGAGTTGTCCCCGGCCTTCTGCTTTTCCCGGGCCTGCAGGAACCCAGAGACGATCTTCGCGAGCGACGACACCGGGCTGTACGCCTCCCAGACATGGAAGCTGACAATCGACGTGTCCGTGCGATCGGGGTTCTCCGGCCGCCACTCGCCGAACTCGAGGACGGCGACTCGCTCGGCGTCGTCCAGTCCGTGGTCACACTCGGGACAGTGGATGCGAGCGGTTGAAGGATCGCCGTCCGTCCATTCCACCTGGTGCCACTCGTACTTGAACATCGCGCCGCAGTCCGGGCACGGGACGTAGTAGCTGCGCTGATCGCCCCGCTGCCACCAGGCATGAATCGGGGCGCCGACAATCGTGGGTGACGAGCTCATCCACACCCGGCGCCGCCGGCCGTAGGCGGTCGTGCGCTTGAGCGCTACCGAAATCGTATTGCCCTCGCCAGCGAGCTCGAGGGGAAAGCGGTCGACCTCGTCGAGGCCGAGCAGTCTCGTCGGGCGTGCAGCCAACGACGCAGCGGAATTGGCGCCCGCTATCGAGATCGCGCCGCCGCGGAACGTCTTCTGCAGGAGCGTGTTGCTCGCCGTCCGGCCACGCTTCCGTCCGCGTCCCAGCGACTCGGCGAGGATCGGCGATGCATCAATGACCGTCTGCAGGCGGTTGCGCGAGAAGTCCTCGGCCATCGGCTTCTCGGTCGGCTCGACGACGAGGATCTGACAGGGGTCGTGCGCGATGTGGTAGGCGACGACGTTGACGAGGCATGCGGTCTTGCCCCACTGGGAGCTCCCCATCACGACCACGACCTCGACACCGTCCTCGTGGAAAGCGTCGAGGATTCCGCGCTGGTAGGGCGCGAAGTCGGTTTGCCAGTGGGTGCCCGCCAGCGGGCCGGTTGTGACGACCAGCTCCTGATCGGCGAACTCGGAGACCTTCAGCTTCGGCGGCGGCGCCAGGCCGGCGCGCACGCTCAGTAAGAGCTCCCGGATTGCGGCGGCCGACGGTTCCTGTTCACCGACCTCTACAGGTTGTGCCGCTGCGCTCATTTCTTCCGGCGAGGCTTCCGCTTCGTCGCCTTCTTCTCCGTGGCTTTCTTCTTGGTCGTCTTCTTCTTCGCCCGCCTGGTGCGCTGGCGCCGGCGCCGGCGCTTCGGCGCGTCGTCGCGCTCCGGATCGGCGAGCTCGGCGAGCGCCTTGCGGATCACCTCGTCGAGGACGCGCTCGACGCCGTTGACGCCCTCGAGCACCGCGGCGCGATGAATGCGATCGGCGACCGTGATCGGAATCGCCAGCAGCTGGGCCCGGATTGCGGCGGCCTCGGCGCGCCACGCAGCCTCGACCTCTTCGGCCGGCAACAGCTCCCGCTGCAGCTGTTTGTACTTCTGCTCGTTGAGCTTCGCCTGCCAGTGCTCGCGCTCGGCCCTGGCCCGGGCGAGGTCGACCGTGCCGCCCTTCTCCTCGGCTTCCTCGCGCATCTGCAGCCAGGCCCGGACATCGGATTCCCGGTACTTGTGCGCGACGCCGGGGCGGCCGGGCTCGGCAACCGGACAGCCGGCATCCGTCCACTTGACGACGGTCTGCGGGTGCACGTCCATTGTGGCCGCGAGCTCCTTGCGGCTCAGCAGCTTCTCCGAACGTTTAGCCATAACCCCTATGACGGTTCAAAAAAATGGAGGTTTTCTGCGCCGCGCGCACCCGTCTACACCCCGCGGCCGGAAGAACCTATGCCACCCCGGTCCCGGCGCCGATCCGACGTGCGGGTCGCCGCCCCTTTCCTTCCTCACTGCTCCGTGCTCCCGATGGACACCCGCCGTCATGCCGCCACCGCTCCTTTCAGCCGCCACCGGTGCGGGATCTCCGCACGTGGCCGACACCCCGGGCACAACACCCGCCCGTCGTCGCAGTACACGAACCCGGGCGTTCGCAGCTGCGGGGCGTAGCCGCAGTCCGGGCATGGCGGGGATAGCGGCGGGGCGAGAGGGTTGGGGGTGGCGCGCTCGATCATGAGATGTCTATCACCTCGCCCGGTTCGCCCACCCGCGCCGCGCCGCATTTCCCGCAGCGCAGCATTATGGAAGATCCTGTGTGGTACTTGCGTCCGTCTATCGGCTCCCACGTGTGGTTGCACGGTACCTTTGTCCCCACGGGCATCTTCGGCTTGATTTCATCCAACGCATCCGCGATCCGTTCCAGCGCCAGCACGGTCCTCTCCTCGTAGCTCATGCGGTCTCCTGGTTGAACAGCGGCGCGTCCCCGAGAATGCGAGCGCGGGCGAGATCCACGTATTCGGGGTTCAATTCGATACCGACGAAGCGCCTGCTGGCACGTAGAGCGACCATCCCTGTTGTGCCACTACCAGCGAACGGGTCGAGAACCGTTCCGCTCTCAGGACATCCGGCGAGAACGCACGGTTCAATGAGATCCGGCGGGTAGGTTGCGAAGTGAGCCTCCGGGTACGGCTTCGTGGTTGCCGTCCAGACGGAACGTTTGTTGCGGGTGGGGTTGGCCGCCGCTCGCCATCCATCGCTTTGTCCATGGCCACCACGGCTCAGCTGCTCGGGGCGGCTATATCCGTTGCCTGAATCGTGATCGCAGACGCTCACTTCCGCGATCGCAGCGGCGTCGTAGAAGTACCGTTCGTTCTTGGCGAGCAGGAAGATGTACTCATGCGCCCTAGTCGGGCGATCCGTGATGCTCTCCGGCATCGGGTTCGGCTTCGACCAGATGATGTCGGATCGCAGCCACCAGCCATCGGCTTGCAGCGCGAAGGCAACGCGCCATGGGATGCCTACGAGATCCTTTGGCTTGAGGGTCACTGTGGTTAAATATGGGTATGCCGAGTCCGAAGAAAGAGTGCACGAGTTGTGGCGGCTTGATGCACCCGACGGCGAGCCAGTGTCGCAAGTGCAAGCCGACTTATGAGCGAACGCCAGAGCATCGTCGTCTAATGTCACGCCGCACACGCGGCATACCGAAGGACTATCCGACCGGAGGCAGCGATCCTGCGGTTGCGAAAAAGATTGCGGCTGCGTGGACGCCTCAGATGAGGGAGAAGGCCCGCCGTCGCGGGCTTCAGATGGCTCGCGATCCAGAGTGGCGCGAGCGGTGCGGCTCTCCTGGCGAGTCGAACCCGATGTGGGAAAACGGCCGCTCTCAAATTCCATACGCTCCGGGGTGGGCGCGGAAGGTGAAGGAGATAGCACGCGATCAGGCCGGGCGTCGGTGCGAGATGTGCGACCGAGGCGATACGCTTCTCGACACGCACCACAAAGACTTCCGCAAAGACAATCACGCCCTTTCGAACCTTCAGGTGCTTTGCCGGAAGTGCCACAAGGGCCTTCACGCCGAGCGGGCGCGCCGAAGTAAGAATCGCCGAGGTTGAGGAATACCGTTCCGTCGTCTCGCAGCACCCGCCGAACCTCGCGGAAAACATCGACCAGATTGGAGACGTATTCCTCTGGCGTCGGTTCGAGGCCGGATCTGGCGGTCGATTCGACGCGCCCCGCAGTACAAACAGTTGTTGCTCACCTTGTCGCTACTGCTCCCCTTTTGCGTTGACTGCTTGTCGTTCCTGCCGGGGACGTCACAGCGACGCGCCACTCCGGTATGGGCGCACTCTGCGTCTCCCCCATCCCACTCCGCCGTCCCATAGTCTCTTAGCCCCCAATACGGCGGCGACGTGACGCAGCAATGCACGGTCTCTGATTCCATCCCGCGCAGCACCTCGAGCGCGTCGCCCTGAATGAGTCGAAAGCGTCTCACTCCCCATTCCCGCCCAATCTCGTCACAACCCGCCCTGTTTCCAAACCTGTTGCCAACCACAGCCACCACGACCTCTCTCGGGCCACATTTGGCACGTCCAACCAGCTCTAAACCCCCGTACTAAGGGGTCGCGACTACACCGCGAAATCGGAGAGTGCCGTTTCATGGGGCTTCCCGCTCACTGTTTCCATTTTGTTTCCACCGAAGAGACCGAGAGCGGCCCGTGACCGCCTCCGAAAGACGCCTTCCGTCCGGGTGTAGATAGATTGCTGTCGTCGCCAGATCGGAGTGCCCGAGAACCCTCTGGACGTCCGGTAGCGGTAGCCGTTCGACGTTCACCAGCCACGATGCGTAATCGTG